GCAAGCACCCATAGCCATGGCGATCAATGCATCTTCAGCGGACGGCCAGTGGGACGAGTATCCGGTGGCAAACCCCTTAAACTGCGCCATCTCGCTAACGACACCGATGTTCAAGTGAGTGTCTTTGGGCGGATACTCGCTGACGCAATGCATCAGTATATAATCTCGCACCTTGTCGTGTAGGAATGATGCCAACTGAATGGTTTCATTCCAGTAGCACATTCCCGTGCTGACGATCATCGGCTTGCCCAACTTGGCAATCCGCTCCAGCGTGGGGAAGTCCTGCGCCTCACCGCTGCCAATCTTGAACGCAGGCACCAGATCGTTGATCTCCTGTGCCGCCTTCCATGAGAACGGCGTGCAGAGGTAGGTAATCCCCTCCTGTACGCAGAACTTCTTGATCTCCCTGTGCTGATCCAGCGTGAACGCATGGGTCTTGAGCCACTGGTACAGACCTTCTTCCGGCAGGTTATCCGCCAGCGGTCCGCTATCCGGCAGCATTTCCTCATCCGGCAGATGGTGCTGGAACTTGATGGCGTCAGCGCCGCAGGATGCAGCCATACGGACCAGCGCCTTGGCGTAGTCCATGCTGCCCATGTGGGCGTCTGCCGCCTCGGCAATGATGTAGGGCTTATGGCCGGGGCCGATGTCGCGCCCGTCAATGGTGATGGTCATTGGTATCCTCGTAAGGAGAATACGCCATGGTGGGATGTCTCCCAGTCCCCTCGGGGCGCGGCCATGGCGTGTGTGTTATACAGTCGGGCGAACTTCGTCAACCTCTGCACCGGGAAGCGGGCGGATCAGGATGACGCGCTCAGCCTCAGACGGGTCGGTGTAGCCCGTGGCGTACCGGCTACCAGGCACCCAGCCGCCAGTCTCCTGCCAGCCCGTAGCCGTGCTGATACCCCATGGAACCTGCCAGAAGTAGATCCGGCGACGGTGGTTAACGGGGTCGTACTCGTACTTCTTGATCAGGAACATGGGGTTTCCATGTAAGGCCGGGCACTACTCCGGCATTGGTGCTACGAGGTTACGGTCTATCGGATCTTCATGCACTTGTCCACTAGATATCCTACGAGATACGCCATGGTCTCCCCGTTGCTGTCCCGTGGATCAATGCCAGCCCTAATGAGGATAAACTGGGCCAAGTGTACAGCCTCGTGGGCAAGCACGGCGGCGTCTTTTGTCATCCAGCCAAGGATAAACTGGGTACGACCAGTGCTGAAGTCCGCTTGGATGCAGATGCCATCGGTATTCTTGTCTGGTTCTTCTACCCCATGCTTATCGCACGCCCTAAGCAGATCAGCTTGAGTGCGTACAAGGGTAACCTGGCTATCATACACTGGGACAGTAAAGGACCGAATCATCCGAAGTCTCCAATACCTCGCAGTCTATCGGTTCCATGCCTGCCACAAGCGGCGGGTTTACTTGGCTTCGGCTTGGAACCGGTAGTCCTTATGGACCATGCCGAGTTTCTTGTCCCCCACACCACAGGCTTGGACCCATGTGTACGTCCCGTCTGAGAACCTGCGGATATGCCCACGGCGTAGATGGAACCTGGGGCTGGCGTGAGTACATCCGGTCGTCTTGCTAGGTTCGCTGCTATCCGGCTTGATATCTAACACGTGGTAGGAGAACAGTGGCATCTTACCGCGTTTGGCCCTAGCTTTTTGCAGGGCGGCATCAGGTTCAATCTTTTGCAGCCTTATATTCTTGCAGTTTAGTATGCTACAGAAGACATAAACAGTGTCCATGATATCAGTATGGAATAACGTGTCTTCATGGCTTGAATTAGCAGGTACGTGTATATGACCGTCAGATCCATGTCTTAGATAAGACCGTATCACCCCATCTAAAGTAACCATTAGGTGCTTTTCGCCACCATGTTGGTTGCATAAAATGCCAATAGTCTGCCTGGCGGCACCATCGCCAGACGGATTGCTCACTTCAAACCAACACGTGTCGAATGGCAAGTTATCGTATAGCCCTCTCACCGCTTTCATGCCTTCGTAATCCTCGAGTTCGCCCATGTCAAAGCAAACCGCTTGCTTGCCAAACACCGTAAATGCTGAGGCCACTGTTTTTGCAATATCAAACGAGAAACGCTTAGAAACTGCTATTTCTTCCATATACTTATGAAGGTGGACCGGCATCTGCGTCTCCTAACATGGGGTATACGCTAGGCATAGACCCTAACTGCCACTCCCGTACTCCATAGGCATCTCCGTACCAGCCATCACCAAGTGCTTCACACACGATGATATGCTCCTGACACCATCCGTCACCGGAGTCATCGCCAAAGGCCCTCCACCATGCCAGCACGGCATGCGGCATAGACAGGAACGAACCGCGTAGGATGTCCGTGCCGACGATGCCGTCGCTAACCTCATAGAGCCGGTACAGCTTCACAGGCTGACCTTGCCTGTCCAACGATTGGCGGCATCGGTCCACATCGGCACGGCGATAGCCATGCCCCTGACCACAACGCCACAGCCAAGGATTGGGCGTGTCTGTTGCAGGCGGTTGTAGGCAAAAGTCCTGGCGGTGCTGTCAATCAGGCACCCAACTGTCATACCAAAGAGGCGAACCGTGGGGGTCTGCAAATACTCCACGTTCAGCTTACCGTGGTGATGACCTTGAGCTATGCACACCCCTCCTTGGCGCGGCAGGGCGGTACTGACGTTGATCCCAAAACTATGGCGCACGCACAGTCCAAGACCGGGCCGGATATCTTCAATGATTTCCTCGTGCCACGACCAGCCGCTAATGCCGTATATCTCATCCAGCGACTTGAGCCGCTTGGCACTCATGCCGTGCGTCTTGGCCTTTCTGTACATGAGGCTGCCGTGATTGGACTCACACAGTCTCATCTTGGGGAACGCACGGTGTAGCGGCTTGATGAACGCAATAGCCGCTTCCAGTTCATCGCCGTCGCTCTGCCCGTCTGGGTCATGTTCGTGATAGGACAGCGCGTGCTGGTCAGTCTCATCGCCAACGTGGATAGCCTGCTCAGTCTTGAAGTGGTCACGGACGGTGCAGAGGAACGGGATCGTATCTTGGTGGTGGTATGGGGCGTGGCAGTCTGATATGATCAGCGTTGGCTTCACTTGCTCAACCCTTTCCCTTCCAGAGTTTCCTTCATCCACCGAGCATACGTCTCGATCTTCCGCGCCTCCTTCACGCTCTCGTCCTTTTCTCCCAATCTCCACAAATATTGCAGCATAATCATGCGGCAACCAGACACGAACGCTTCATCGCCAAGCACAGCCCGGCAGATGTCGATGCACTCATGACCGCCTTTGCGGTAGTGGTCAGGGCTGGCGGATTCGGTTTCTTTCACGGCTGGTCCTCGGTACTGGTTACAGATGGTGATGGCGTCTTGTGGTTCAATGGGGCTATCCTGCATAGTCGCCTTCCTCCATCACGAACCTGGTTCCAGCGCAGGGGTACTCGGCATCCCGGTAGCAGTCGGAGTGCCAGTAGGTTCCGTCCTCACAGTGGACGACGGTATCTCCTGGTTCGATGGGTTCTCCACACTCGCAGGTGGGGAAGTTGTTGCAGGGGTCGGGATCCATTGGATTCCTCCGTGGGGTATTTCCCCGTTGGCCGCTTGGTGCAGCCAGGTTGATGCGTTTACCGTAGCCACCAGCCACATCTGCGCGTCGATGCCGTCATCTGGCGCAAGGTGGTGGCAGGGCCAGTCTGCTGGGTTGTCGTCGGTATCGTTCACTTGACGACCTTCTTAACGGCTTCATCGGCAGAGTACACAACAGCGAACCTGCCAGCCCATGTACTGTGCCATACGCGCTGATCGTCGGTCAACTTGCCGCCAGGCATCTTGACCTCTAGGAGATAGTTCACTTCGTTGTACCCAACCAGCAGGTCAGGGCATCCCTTCCCAACGGCGGACAGGATCTGCACCGTAGCGCCAGCGTCACGCAGGGCGGCGACGATCTCCGGCTGGTTGCGGTCAACGGCCTTGGCGCGACTCACTTGCTGATCCGTTCTGCCAACACCTTCTCAGCAGCGTCAAGCCCGTCTTGTATAGACCCGGCCCACAGTGCTTCGCGTTCTTCCTTTGGTATGCTGGCCTGGTACAGTGCGTATGCCTCCTGGTGTCGCACGGACAACTTCTCGCGCCTCGGCTTGAACTCTGATGCTTTGTGCATGCCGTCGCTTATGGCTTCGCGGCATTCCTTCAGTGCAGCCAAAACTTCAACCCTTGCAGGGTCGATCTGCCGCAGAATGCACATCATGCTTTTGTCGATGCTGACTAGGATGTGGCCTGGCTTCGCCATTTCAAACATGCGCCCCATATGATACCAGTCGTTGGTCATTACTGGCTTGTATCGACGGCCTATCTTTTCGTATAGAATGCTCATTGGTTCTCTTTGTGTATAGGTTCCAGCACAAACCGTGTTCCGCTAGGCCATAGCTCCACGATGAAGTATCCCCAGCCAACGTATCCGCCAGTCCAGGTGTCCAGCACCTTGCAGTATTTGACCTCGTATGCGGTATCCACTTACCGCCGATCCCACCCGTGGCAAGCCAGGGTGGGGGCGGGTGGTGACGATTCCACAGTCCCTTATCGTAGGACC